TAGACCCCCACGCCGATCGCCAGCTTACGAAGCGAACCCAGCAGCTGTTCGACCTCGATGTCGATTCCAGCTCGAACTCGAATCGCCCCGAACCCGGTAGCACCCGCAAAACCCGCGCTCGTAGCGTCCTTGCTCTTCCAGTAGCGAGCCGCCAGCAACACCGTTGCCTCAACAACCTCCGCCGGAAACACCACAAACGAAATCGTAGCCGCATCGGCATGAGTCGCAGCCGTCGTGCCATTCACCCCGCGCTTCACCGTTACGTTCGTGCCGGTAACCGTACGCACGAACATCTGCTCGCTATCGATAACGATCGTCATTCCGGCCTGAATCTCGGTCACGGCGTCTACAGGAACAACGGTCACGCTTGCGCTAATCCCTCCTCCTGAAGAAATCACAGAAGCCGAATCGGCGATGTGAAATCGATAACCCCAACGGCCTTCAATACTGAGCCGACTGCGACCTATCGCAAACGGCTCAACACCAAGCCCCAGATCTGAACGGATCTGGCTGTACGGTCGACCCGAAGCAGATCCCGGCGACGCGTTCAACGGATAAAGCGCGTAGTCCGACACCGCGCGCGTCGTCTCAAACACCCGATCACCGTCACAGTCTTCGAGCACCTCGGTCACCGATGCAAGATCCGGAATCGAAACGCACGCAACATCCTCGACATCGAACAAACGAGTCGCCTCAAGAGCGTAGAAGTGACGATTGCAGTGACGATCTATCGCCCGGCTCGCAGCATTAAGGGTTGCCCACAAAACGCTGTCGTTCGTAGTTCCCGCGATGCCCATGCGCGACTTCAGATTGTCGATTCCGGCGTATGTGTTAGCTATGCTCTCGGGTGCTGTCGCTGTCATCTTCGGTCCTCCCAGTGGACTCGTCATGACCGGCGACTGCTTCTGCCGGAAGTTGTGTTTGTGTTATCTGCCTGTACTCGTCCAGCGCCGTTTCGTACATCACCTTCAACTGGCGTGCCTCATTAAGCCGCGCCGTTCTGCTATCGCTTCCAACAGCAGACCCCTGGCGCGAATCCCAAACTGCCTGGCTAATCGCTGGCTTCAGTCGGCGGATGTCATTGGCTATCGCATAGACCGCCATGGTCTTCAGTTCGTCATCTGCGACCTCATCGTCGAAAAACTGACGCAGATGATCGATAAAGTTCATTTCCTCTGATGGCACGTTGTCCACCGATCCTTTCGAAGCTGGTAACTCGGAGATCCTGATTCAAGTTGTCGAAAGTTCCGCAACCCAAGTAACACTGCTAGAACTCCGGATCTGGTTCCTGGCTCTTCTTCCACGACTTGTAGAGCGACACGTAATGCTCCCGAACATGGTTAGAGAAGTCGTCGAGTGAGTTTGGTCGTGGATCGCCGTTGCCGTCGGTCTTAGGCGACACAGCATCCAAATACTCACTTATTTTCGTGAGCTGGACGTCTGTAGCGCCGGGTAAAAATGCTTTCGCCTGTGTATTCGTGACCGCCATTATTCTGTCGCCTCCAGATGAATTTCCAGTTCTTTTATTCTCCGTTCAAGAGCCTTGAAGCCCTGAACCGTATAGCCGAACGTGTTAATCGGATTGAGTATCCGACCGTTGTGGTGCATCGCCCACGGAGCCTCGTCAGCGATGATGCCCACGTAGTCCGTGTCATAGTCTCCCGTAGATGTGTACCGTTTGCCTTTCACGGGCTGGCTAACATCGTAAGAGTGAGTGGTGATCTTGCCGGTCTTCTTATCTTTTATCTTCTCTGTGATGGTCGTTGTCTCGAACTCGGTTTGTCTGTACTTGAAATCGTGAACTGGAGTCTCGATGATCGTTGCCAGAACCTCATCGTCGTTGAACCGTTCGGAAATGTCCTGTTTAGACTCACGAACAGAGGAAGAGGCAGTCCAAGACAAGTTGCCGTCTGCGCCACCTGATGCAAGCTGTTCGCCCGACGCACCCTGCCCGTCGCTGACCTCGAACGCACCCGCTGGCATGTAAATGCCGTTATTGGTTTCTCCTGCAGTTGGGACACCCGCTATCCATAGTGTGGATGCCCTTGTGATGTCGCCGGTTAGGTTGTCAGTAACAGCCGGGCCCCCAACAGCAACCTGAGCGATGTGTGCAATGCTTTCAGTTGCAGTTTGGGTGACGAATGTATTGACGAATCTAGTACCGAGAATCCGTGCTGTATCGCCCGACGCCCCAGTTATTTCACCTTCAAAATGAACTCCCGCTACATCCGTTCCACCACCACCAGAAGTGAAGTCTCCACCGATCTTGATGTGATGCCGGTCAGCAAGCGCCACGGCGTTACCCAACGACATAGCGTTTAGGTCTTGATCGACCTGCAAATAGATCGCGCCACCGACCACGACATGCAGATCGTCCGCACTTTCCTCGTAGATGTAAGTGTCACACATGCCGTCAAAGAACAGCTTGCTTGTCGCTGGTAAGCCGATGTTTTGCGATGAATCGATGCGCAGGGCTTCCGTCAGCGTGCCCCCGGTGGTGGCCGTATGGACTTTGAAGTCCGTACCAACTGCATTCGCGGCAGGGCTGGCGTCATCGACGGTAAATTCAATCAACCCACCCAAGTACTGAAAATCGGTACCGTCGTCGGGCTGTGCGGTGATCTGCATGATGGCGTCGTCATCCACAACAATTGCGAACGTGCCATCTGCGATCGCCGGATCGCGCGATTTCACGAATTGAAGCTGTGGTCCGGAGCCATCGGCTGAGAACCGTGCCAGAAGTCCACGTGAATCGTCCACCCCCGTTCCGAGTATCTGGAACTCAGGTGTCGAGCTGGCGCCGCCGGTTACAACCTGTGCCGAATGGCCAACTATTAGCCCCTCGCCTTCGCGAACAGCCACTCCAAAGGCTCCAATATCTGCCTTCGGGGTTCCGGCGAACGAAAAGCTCAACAACGCGGCTGCGCTATCGAATTCGATGCTTCCATTTGGCGAAAAACCAAACTTCAGTAGCGAATCGGGGGGCACGAACCGCGCGTTGGCTTGAAGAGCCGATTTCGAATTATTCAAGCTGCGACCCCCGCGAAATCAACGCCATCGTCGGCGGTGTCGGCGTCAACAAAAAACCGACGAAGGTCGATCGTCTCTCGGAACGAAAGATTCAATTCGTCGCCCGGCTCCAGACGATATCCGTCAGAGCTATCGACATCGCTGTCACCAACATAAACCGCGCCCGTATTGTCGGCACGCGCTCGAAAACTGACTGCCGATACAGCGTTACCAGATGTAACAACCGCTACTGCGGTGCCCGGCGAAATCACCGTTACCGATCCAATAGGCAAACTCACTTGCGAGCCGTCCTTTTCTGGCTCTGGCCCAGACGGACCTGAGATTCCAATATCGTCACTTCAACTCCGTCTCCGGCAAACTCGCCATCGACGAATACTTTCGTCAGATCGACGCGCGGGTAGCCGCGCATTCCGAGTGCCTTCCCGGGGCGCAACCCGGGATCTCCCTTGCTCACGTCGGAATCGCCGACGAACACCTGACCTCGATTCGTGGCGCACGCACGCACCACCACGTTCCTCGGGTGAAGCGTGTTCCGTGAAATCTTCGAACGCTCACCCGGAGCAGATACCCGCCGAGTGAACGAAAGTACTTTTGTGTTCATGTGGATTATTCCTTTCGCATTCGCGTCTGCCGACCCATCTGTCATTGCGAGGAGTCCGACGACGTGGCAATCGCGTTCTTTGGTTACCAGTGCTCAACTAAGCCATAACTGGTCTTTGGAAACCTCGGGAACGTGCGAGATCCTGAATCAAGTTCAGGATGACGACATACGCCAACTCGATCTCCTATGTGTACTCAACAACAACGATGATTTCGCCTGCAGTCAAATCAGTCGCCACACCCGTCTCAGTTACCTGCAGCTCAATCACGTCACCGTCATCGACCACCTGGTTCTGATCGGGATCGAGCGTGTACACAGCGTCGGCCGTGATCGCAGTTCCGCCGGTCGACTGCGTGGTCTTCGCACTGGCGAGCAACGCTTCGGCCTGAGTCAGGTTCTGAACCTGAAAGGCGTAGTAGTTCGTGTCACTTGCCGCAACAGCGGTGTCAGAAACAATCTGAACCTGGTCGATCTGGCAGTCGTACGGCGCTACGAACACGTAGCGCTGGTCTGAGCCGTCCCAGCCGATCAGGCTGAGCACGCTGGTCTTCTTCAGAGCCCGCTCTGCAATCTCTGCAACGGGATCAGTAACGGTCTTGTTATCGGGCATATTTTTATCTTTCGTTGCGGGCCCTGCGTGCATTCGCACTTGGGCCCAGTTATGAAGCTCCGCGGGGCACGCCAGAGCAGTGTTTGTATGTATTTGCGAACTGTCCCCTCTCCCTGGGAGGGAGAGGGTTAGGGTGTGGGTCGAAACCGTCAGCTTGAAAAACTTCAGTGACGCCGCCAACTCGGCCTGAGTACCTTCACCATCGGACGGTGAACCACCCACCCTCTAACTCCCTCCCTCGGAGGGTGGGAGAACAAGCAGTTCTCACTCACCACCAAGCAGGAGTCGTGAGAAAGGTGGATTCCCCAAGTCGCCTTACACGACGCCGGTCACGTTGTACTGCAGTGCAGTGTGAGTCGCCGAAGAACGGCTGCCGCTACGTTCGCTCAGAGCGATTCGCATGCTCACGACCATCACGTTCTGGCGCTTCTGAATGTCGCGCTCGGTCTCGATCGAAAGCTCGCGCCTGAAACCAACGCGCCACTGGCTGCGGTTTGTCGCAAGAATCCGACCCGTCGTACCGGTGACACCATCGGTCACTTTGCCGTCGGCGGCCGCAAGACGCATCTGTTCAGAAACAATCAACGGGTGACCGTAAACGACACCGAGCTGACCCGTAAGAATCGTCGCAGCTGGGCCGAGCTTGTCGACCGTCTCAACTTCGTCCAGCGTCAAGCTCGACAGGTACGTGTTCACATCAGTAATGAACACAGCTTCGTTGTTGCGAACGCCGTACTTCCCGAGCAACTTCAGCGCCGAGTTGTAGGCAGCAGCCGTTACCGAACCGTTCAGGTTGTTCGCCTGCGAAGTGTTGTCGATCAAAGGCAAATGAAGTAGTCCGTCGAACCCCACCAGCCAGTGCGCCTTACCTGGAGTGGTGCTGGTGATAGTCGCACCATCGGAGTTAATTCCATTGGTAACGCTCGTGTCACCGTTCAACAGAACATCGTCAATCACTTCCGCAGCGTTACGCACCAAAGTGCGACGAACCTCAGGAAGCATCGCGATCACCGCGTCTTCCTCAAGAGTCAGCGACCATGGAACCTCAGCAACCAGTTCGTGCGCCGTAAGCGTCTGCTTCGCGGTTGTAAGCGAAGTCGACTTCGCCGAAACGTTCTCCGATCCCGGGTACCAGTTCACATCGCCCAGTTGGAGCGGAATGTCGAACGGCGTGGTCGGCATGCTAATTCGACTGAACAGTGAAGCAACCATCGTCTCGAGGTTCACGTCGTTCCAAAGCTGTGAAGCCTCTGAAGTAGCGACAAGCTCGTCACCACCAGCAGCGGTAACAGAGTCCATCGCCGCTTTGATTCGACCCGCCCAGCGCTCAGATCCAGTAGATGAATTGAATGCATGCGCGGCTTTGTGCAAACTGCGAACAATCGCCATGTCGAGTGCGTCGCAGCCCACGTACGGGCCATTATCGACGCGCCGAACAATGCCTCGGTCCCCAGAAGCAGATCACTACGACGTGACTCTTTTGACGATTCAACCAGCGACTCAACAGCGATCGTCAAGCGATCCGTTTCGTCCTTGACTCGATCATTTCCGCGCTCTTTCACAAACGCTGAAATATCGGCCAGTTCTTTTTTTACAGTTTCAAGTTCCTGCAATGACATATTGAATTAGTGCCCTCCAAAAGGCAGATAAAACGCGGTTAGACCCGCGAGCCAATGGCAGCAATCGACTGCCAGATATCAGTTAGCTCTCTGAACAGCGGAACGAGCTCTCGCTGATCAGTCTCGTTGTGCACACCACCAGCGGTTAATGCCCCAGGCCCCGCGGCTAGAGCCAACGGATGCATCGGTACCGGAGCCGCGCTTATCTCAAGCAGCTCCTGACGCTCGAACACCGTTACTCGCTGATGTTCCGACCCATTTCGACGCGATCTGGGTGATGATTTTAGGGCCCGAAAACCCACAGAAACCCCTCGTAGGAATCCCTCCTTGAACAGGCGGTAAATCTGCTGCGCAAACTCTGTCGGGGCAAACTCTATGGTCGCCATCAATGCGCCATTTTCGATCCACACATCGACACTTTTCCCTACTGGGAGCAAATCGTGCCTATGCGCCCAGAGCACCACCGGATTCGACCGATAGTTGTCCAACTCCCAGCCCTCGGCTTTAATCACATCACCGGCGCGATCCTCGCTCTCAACAGAGGCACGAAACGTAATCGTGGTACCACCCGAATCATCATCGGCACGGCTTCCATCTTTCTCAATTACGTCGTTATTAGATGCTTTGCTTCCGAGCTCTACGCCTGGCACAACCCTCGGCGGTACTGTCGAAACATCAAGCCATCGCGTAACCAACTGCCCGTCTGAAACTGGAAGTTCAGTGGCCCGCTCAGCATTTCTCCCGATAACCGAACTAAAAATTACTGACGCTCCTTTCGTTTGTTGCCATTCCTTAAACAGAACGACCCGGACGAACGCGACTTAAGATCGCGAACAACTCCGGGTCAGTCCCTGCGTGCTCGTATTTAGTATTAGCTAGGTATCAGAACATTTGTTCTGATACCTAAGTTATATGCGCCAGCAGAATCAGTCAACAGGTGGTGTCACATACTTTAATTACGGACTCCTAAGACAAAAAATACGCCTCCCGATCACTAGTGTTATTGCACTAAATGTGAAATTAATCACACATCCTTCATATCGTTATGTGAATATAATCACAATCGCCTCATATCACAGGTTTATCCTCAATTACATGATCACTGCTAAGTGGATTGAAAGTCCATTTAGCCGTACCGATCGGCACTAATTGCGGGCTTTCCGCAAAACGAATCGGCAATGAAAGTGATCATGGGCTGAAGAAGTACGAGGGAAGTTATGGCACAAATACTTCGAGTGAATTTTATTTCGATGGCAGGGTTAGTCCTACTCATGGGCGGCATAGTCGGAATTGGCCTTGGCGGGTACTTGTACCTGACAGCCACCGCAGGACTGGATTCGTTAGAGACCGTCTACGAAACTCAGGGTCGATACATGCCTTACGACGAAGATGGCAACTTTACCGACCGTGGATCAGCTGAGGGCGGAGCCGCAATCCTCTCGCTGATCGAAAACGACTGGAACTTCAAACTCAATATGGCCAACCTTGACCCCGACGACACGCTGGTAAACACACCAGACGAGTTGATGGTTCAGTACGTCTTCAGCAAGTACCACACCCTGCATGGAACGCAGACCGTGGTACTTGCTGAAGACGTTGAGTACCAAGGTGTTCTATACGAAGCAGGTTCTTACGACGTACCGGTCGATGGCCGATACTTCTCAGACCTCAACCGTAGTCACCCTCTCGAGGGTCCGGTACGAACACAGGCATGGAGCCCGCTGGCACTTAGTCTGACAAGCACTATCCTGAACGGGATGAACTCAGACTACATGGCAGGTATGGCGCACTTCATGTCCTGGAGCATCTTCATGGGACTCGGCTTCATGTTTGCACTGGCTGGCACGTTCGTCTTCGCAGGCGGAGTACAGCTGAATCGCAGGCAGGAAGTTGAAGAAGAGGCGATCGAACGAATGGCAGCAGCCATTCCCACAACGCCTCTAGCAGTCCCGAGTGGTGCTGCTGAGTAGCACCACCACGTGTGCCCGGAGTCGGATCCCAACTAGTCAGTAAAGGTTCGGATCCGATTCTGGATTCTGGAAAAGCCCGTTGCCCCCGCACCGGGCTTTTTACGTTAACTACGACCTAAAGTCGCAACCGCTCAAGCCGAGAATGACATGAATTCACGTATCACCCATCGACTAGTGCAAACTACAAGTCCCTTCTCCATGGGGAGAAGGTTAGGTTGAGGGAGAAATCGCTGAACAGATCCACGTCTACCTTAAGGCAATTCGCTCGAAAGCTACGCACAGAACAAACAGACGCCGAACGAAAACTGTGGCGAGTACTCCGCAGTCGTCAGTTCGAAGGAGTGAAATTCAAACGACAAGTGCCATTTCCGCCCTACATAGTCGACTTTTACTGCGACGCGGCCCGCCTAGTTATCGAAGTCGATGGCGGTCAGCATGAAATCCATACTGTCGAAGACGAATCTCGCACAAGATTTCTTGAACGGCGCAGCCTGAACGTCATCAGGTTCACGAATCTAGACGTGCTCATGAATTTAGAAGGCGTGACCGAAACGATTTTGCAGAAATTGAACTGTGGGGATGCGGGAGCGATTCCACCCTCAACCTAGCCTTCTCCCCCGGGAGAAGGGAAAATTCAGCATCCAACTCACGCCGGGCAACATCCACTCATTTCGCAATGTCGCAATGCGCTCGACAACTCCCTTCTCCATGGGGAGAAGGTTAGGTTGAGGGAGAAATCGCCTGAAGAAAACTACGCCAGCATTAGCACGATTCGCTCGACGACTACGCACCAAACCAGCCCACCTCACCGAACGTAATTCCTCACTCGCTCAATCGCCCGCCGTTCTCTTTCCACACCCTGAATCGTTCTTTCGTTTCTTCGGAAATCGGGTAGTAAGTTCCGGGAGGAACCTGCTCTGCGTCGATCAGGCCTATAACGAACGCCTCGGCTTCCTCTTGCTCCTC